GCTGGGCCTTGGCCTGCCCACGGATCACGAGCGCCACGAGCCCGATGACGGCGATGAGGAGCCCGATCACGGTCGTGAACATCTCGGTCATGGCTTGGGTGTCGCTTTCTTGGCTGTCTTCTTGGCCGGTGTCTTCTTGGCCGGCACGAGCGCGGTGCCGTCGAGGATCGGGAGAGGGAACGGTGCGCCGTCGTGCTTGGCAGGCTCGGCGAAACTGACGTGAATATGGTGCGCGTGCCCGAGGCTCGGCGCGCTGCGCCACACCCACCGCTGGTCCGAGTACGTGCCGGACGCTACCCGCCCCTCATAGACGATGTTCTTAATCCGCTTGTCTCCGCTGGTCCGCATGTACTCGACGAGCTGGTCTGCGAACGTGTGCGCGGGCCAGCCGTCCTCGTCGAGGTCGAGTGCCATGACGTAGCCGGTCTTGTCCGGATTGTGGTCGGATAGTTTGCCGCGGGCCTTGTGTGCCTGGTCGCCGATCGTGCCATCACTGGACCGGTCGCGTTTCGGGTATCGCTTGTTGATTTGGTCTCGCAGGGTGACGGCTGCGGCCGCCAGTTTCCAACTCATGGCGTCGCCTCGGTTGCTGCCGGTAGCACGAACACGTCAGCCACGGGGTCGTACGTGTAGCCGATGCCCGCATAGCAGCCGCGGAACGACCCCGAGTAGGACGTTTGTCGCCATTCGCCCTCAAGGGCAAGGCATTCGGGGTGAGGTCCGTTGATGAATGCCTGGCCGATGGGTTCCGAGGCCGGAAAGTCACCGCCGCCGCAATCGCTGTTGCTGATGACGATGACATAGCGAACTATGTTTGCCGAGTCGATCAATGCGAAATGAGCCATCAGACTGCCACCCTAACTATGACGATCCCGCTACCGCCAGCGCCACCAGTGCCGCCGGTGCTCGCAACGAATCCGCCGCCGCCGCCGCCGCCAGTGTTGACCGCGCCGGGGTTACCTGTCGTTGCTGCTGCTGCACCACCGCCACCAGATCCACCGGCACCGTTAGTTGTTCCGCAACCACCACCGCCGCCGCCTATCGCGTATGAACCGGCGACGTAAGCGCCGGAGGGTGTTGTGCCAGCGATACTCGTTGTCGTGCCTGCACCGCCTGCGCCACCTGTTGACGTGACACCGGCTGCACCGACTGCACTTGCGCCACCGCCGCCGCCTGATCCTTGCCCGTTGGTAGTGCTTGAGACGCCGAGGCCGCCAGCGAAACCTTGACCGAGTAGGCCAGCGCCGCCGTTCCGGCTGCCGTTGGTTTGCGTGTTGCCGCCGCCGCCGCTGCCCCCGTTGATTCCCGGCATGTAATCGACTATCGGACTAGCGGCGTCGAATGCGCCACCGAGGCCCCCGCCGATGGCGACAAAATCGCCGAGGAATGTCGGTGACCCTTGCAACGCACTCTTGGCTGACCCCGCCCCAACGGTGACAGTGAGGGTGCCAGCGGGTAAATACACATTCGATAGGGCGATGACTCCACCAGCCCCGCCACCGCCGGCGCCGTAGAACGCTCCCGAGCCTCCCGCGCCACCACCACCGACCACGACGATGTCGGCTAGTCCCGCCGTCGTGACAGTGAGCGTTCCACTGCCCGACGTGAACGTCTTGTACTTGAACCCGGTGTAGGTGCCGGTCGCCGCATCGCTGAAGTTAGCCGCGCCGACACCACTAGCGAAAGGGATGAACGTCCAAACGTTGGTTCCGGTCTTGATGAGGTTCGCGCCCTTGTATTGCGTGAGGGTGAGCGGGGTGCCGTTGATCGTGACCCCGACGGCCCCGGCGACCGTGACAGTTCCGGCGCCCTGGTTGAGCAGTCGCAGCTGCGTCCCGGTGGGCCACGGCACCGTCGCCTCGAGGGGCAGTGTCACGGCGACCGGCGATGCGTTCGACAACGTGACCAGTTTCGTGAAGTCGGCCGCCACGAAACTGTACGTGGTGCCGGTCTGCGGGTTCTGGGTCATCGCCAGTAGCGGCACCTGACCGTCGATGTACTGCGCGACCTCGAGCGACTTGGCCGGCCACGCCGACACAAGGTCACTTGATAGCGCGTATGGGGCTCCCATGTGCTCATCCTCTCCTATGCGACCAGGTCGGCCGGTATGACGACGTTGTACCACTGCACGGTGAGGTCGACGCCGGACCACAGCAGCGCGGGGTCGACCTCGGACCACTTCACGACCTGGTAGCTGAACCTCGGGTCGGACAGCGACAGGACGAGCCGGTGCAGGCCCGGGGTGTAGGTCTCGGACCATCCCTCGCACACCCCGACGTAGTCCTCGATCGGCGACGGGTGGGGCGTGTCGTCGATCGACACCTTGGACCCGGAGATGACGCTGAGCAGCTGCGCGCGGAGCGGGTCGGTGATCGTTTCCATGAGGACCTCGACGGACTGCAGGGCGTACCGTGGCTCCGATTGGGTGCGGATGATGTCGGATGCGCGGGTCTGAGCGTCGGTTCCGAGGTGCAGTTTGGTCGTGAGGGTGAATGCCCGGCGGCCGTGGGTGATGATGGACGCCGGGTCGGTGTCGTCCCGTGACTGGTTGCCGTTCTCGCCGTAGATCACCGTGACGTCGTTGAGGATCGTCTGCGACGTGTTGCGCCACGTCGGAGACCAGGCGACGTTGGCCTTGGGCAGGCCGACGGTCAGGGGCGCCGTGTCGACCCGGTCGTAGATGTCGGCCCAGATGTAGGGCAGGTCGGGCCACGTGTCCGTGGGGTCGATGTCGTCCCAGTGCGCCGGGTTGTAGCCGTAGCCCCGACGGGAGTACGACTCCCACAGCACCGCGCCATCGGGCAGGTCGCACAGCGTGCCCCCGGTCTCGGTGCCGAGGGCCGTGAGCAATTCGAGGGCCGAGTATCCGCCGTCCAGCGCGTCGAGGGCCTCCTGAGTCATCAACGGGTCGCTGTTGTTGGCGTACGTGATGTTGGCGTCGGTCAGGATGTTCTCGACCCGGTCATTCAGCAGCTCGCGCGAGTAGCCGGCCGCGCCGACGAACGCCAGCCCGAGGAGGCTGAGGTTCCCGATCATCGTGACGTCCAGGCGCGCGACGTACGACGTGACCGGCGCGCCGATCGTCGGCCCGTTCGGGTTGAACTCATGGGACAGGCTCGTATCGGTGACCCTGCCAGTGAACCGGGTGACGCCGTACGCCTCGACCTCGACGACGTCCGAGATGGCCACCGGTATCGACGTGAAGCCGTACAGCGTCATCGAGGCGTCGGATGGGCTGGGTGCTGCGGTGATGTCGTTTCGGCCGTGGGACACGCTGACCCGGTACTCGACCCCGTCGAGGTCGAGTGCCGTGCCGTTCACGTAGATCGTCGGAGTCATCCGAGCACCGGAGTCGGTACGGGCACGCCCATCGAGTAGCCGGCGCGTGCGTTGCTGTTGCCGATGAGCCGCTGGAGTGCCTGCGCTATCTGCTGCTCGGACACGGTGACCTGCTGCGCTGCGATCTCGGCGGCCCGCTCGGCTGCGGCTGCTGTCTTGGCTGCGTTCGCTGCCCGGACGGCGTCGGCGACCGCCTCGGCGATCTCGGCCTTGATGTTGACGCCGATGCCCTTGCCGACGTTCTTGCCGATCGCCTTGAGCCGGGCCTGTTCCTTCGTCAGTTGCTCGATGGTGCCGTCGACGAAGTCCTCGGCGGAGTCGATCCCGGCCGTGAGGAACTCGGGGACCATGGCCTGCGCTGTCGTGTTGGCGACGGCGACGACGTCCACCAGGCGGTCGCTGAACGTCTGCACGAGGCCCTTGTCGAGCATCTCCTGAGCAAGGGCCCCGCCCGCTGCCGGGCCGAGGGATGCCAACTGGTCGATGAGCATCTGGTCGGCGCCCTGAGCCTTGATCGACGACAGGACGTTGCCGAACCATTCCGCCTCGGCGATCTGCCGGTCGAACGCGTCGAGCGTGCTGATGCCGAGGTCGGTGCCGGTCTGCTGCGCGGCGCCGAGGTCGATGCCGCCGAGGAGCTGCGTCGCGAGCGTGGTCGAGTAGTCCCGGGCGGCCTGAGTCGCGGCCTCGAGGTCGGACACCTGGCTGTCGAGGGTGCCCTGCAGTTTCTCGACCACGCCGCGCTGAAGGT